TAGCATATCATATTCTGCTTTTGTAATACCTAGTTCTTTCCTAATCTTTCTTATTCTTATATTATTTAAGATTGCTCCACTTGCCATAGTTAAACCTATAAGAACTAGAATTCCTGTAAAAGTAAGAGTATTGATCTGCATATAGGGTTTATAGAGATTAAACATAGCTCCTAAAAACCCCAATAAAAAGAGTCCTATAAGAATCCCCTGTAAAATTTTTCTTAACCAAAGATCCTCTCTAAGACTATTGGTCGAAAAATACTTAAAAACAAATTTAGTCCACTTACTAGGTAAATGTTTATTATAAACTGCTAAGAATTCTTCTTTTGTAATTTTTGATACATCCATTGTTTTCTTTTTTTAAATTTATATTTCCATGATTTCCATGGATTATTTCTTTCGGCATTACATCCTTTGTGCGGTTCGCAAATAGGACAACCTAAATGCAGATAGATTACAGCTCTTCTATAAACAGAATTGCTTTTAGTTTTACGTTTTTCTTCAAAATTTCTCATATACTATTATTTTAGTTCTCTAGAGGAACCAAAATATAGCTGCAAGATGATTTAATTTTTCCATTGTGTTTTTCTGTTATATTTCCAAGTCTTATAGTTTCATAGAGAATGACGTATTGTACTTAATAAAAAGTCTCTTTTATCTGCAGGACTTCTCTGAAGATTAAATTTATATTTTTGAATTACCATATACATAAAAAGTTATTTTACTATTTATTCACAAAAAACCCCCACCTAAGGGGGTTTTTAAGACTACATCAAAAATAATTATAAATTCGCCAGTAATAAACTGTCTTTTTGTTCTTCTTGAGGAATAAAAAATCCTAATATATCTTCATCCGTCATTGTTTTAATATCTTGATATAATTTAATTTTAGAATCCATTTGAACTCTAATAATCCAATGTCTCAAAAGATTTTCGTATACAGGACTTGTGGCATATCTTTTTCCCTCATAATTAACATATCCTCTATCGGATATTAAGTTTCCTATTTCTCTATGGAGAGTATCACCTTGAGCAGTTACCTTAATTAAATATCTCTCTTTTACTAATTTAAGATAAGGCTCTATAGATTTGTTAGGATGGGAATATCTATAATGAATCATTCCATCATCAAATGTTCCTACATTCCAAACGGAATTTGTTTGTACTGCTTTTCCTTTTGTTCCTATATGGGATTCTAAGATTGCTTGAGCAATAACAAAGACTATATCTATTTCGTATTTGCTGCATAGCTGAACCAATAGGGTGGGATTTAATTTTTCTGTGGGAGCAATAGATTTCATATAGAATACATCGGTTATCGCCAAGATAGCCTTACATCGCTTAACGCGTTTTCATCATTAAGCTTGGTTTGCGGTTTGTGTAGGAGTTGCTACGTTACCAGCGCCAAACTGTACGGTTTTAGATGTAAATCTCTGGTTTTGGTCAACTGAGTTGATCATGTTTTTCATGCTTGAAATTTCAGCGTTCTGAAGAGCTAAACCCAAGTTCCATTTTCCTCTTTCACATTCTTCTCTTAATGCATCGATCTTATCTTTCATATTGTCGTACTTGTCAGCACCTAATTTTTCAAGGATTGTAGTTGTGCCTTTCAAGCCTTCGTATTTAAGCTCGCCAAACTGTGTTGCCTGTGCAAGTTCAATACCACGAAGTTGATTTTTGATGTCAATGAATGAATCAGCAGCTTTTGAAGATACTAAGTCAGCTTGGTCATGTATTTCTTTAGTAGTTAACCAACGATTTTCGTGAATCCTGTTATTAGTATCACGTTCAAAAGATGTCATTTGAGCAAGGGTTGCAGATGCTTGGTCGGTCAATGCTTTTATTCCAATTGCATTGTTCAAAGCGTCTGTTGATGATTGGTCAGTTAAGGCTTTAGTTTGAAGAGCCTGAGAAACATTGAATTCTGCGGATGCTCTACCAGCGATATCTGATTGATTTTTGAAGTTGTCCTGAGCATAAGTGCCCATTCTATCAACAATTGCACATTGTGCATCCCCTGTTGCTGTTAAGTTACGTGCACCGTAATCTCCAATTTCGTGTGAAAGGGCGCAAAAACTGTCATAAGGATATTCTGCCATAATTTTTAAATTATTTTAATTAGAATTAATACATTTTAGTGACGTCAACTTCAATGCTTAATTCACTAATAAATACTTTTAAAACTAATGAAAGACCATACTCAATAGAAATATTATGAAATAAAAGGGGATATTTAGGGATATTTAGGGATATATGACCATTTTATGAGGTTTTCTTAAATAAATATTTTAACTGAATACAACTAACAATCTTAGGTTTTAAGAAAATAAAATAAAACCTTTTAATGGAAAAATTAACGGAAAAAATTAACAGTTTTAAAATTTGCAAAAACGTCAAGGACGGCGTTTTGAAAGTGGCAAATGATGAAGAAATCAACATTCAACAAGCATGTAGAAAATTAATCAAATTGGGCCTGCATACATACAATTTGAATATGAATTGGACCGGAACGTTTGAGCAAAAATCTATTACTTGATCATGTCTGGCACATATTTTGGAGAAACTGAAGAAGCCGCCATTATTAATTTCATAAATTCAGACTCCACAGAAGAAAGAAATGAAATTTATAACGAAATTCTTAAGGCGCCATTTAATCAAATGATTCAATCGATACTTAGAAAATATCCAATTCATTTGGGTAATTTTGCTATGCATGAATTAGAAGAAGATGCGTTAGCTCATTTGATTGATAAAATGTCAAATTTTAAACCTGAGCTCATCACGAAATCAGGCAAAAAAACTAAAGCCTTTAGTTATTGTCAAACTATTGTAAGAAATTATTTTAGGGATCAAAGCGTTAAATCATATAATGAAAAAAAAATTAATGTAATTTATAATGGCGAGTTATCTGATGATACTGTTGATTCTATAAATTATAAAGTTTTAATTGAGAACATAACGAAAAAAATAAAAAACAAACTCAAAAATGTATCATTATTAGACATAAATGATATTATAGTTGGTAACACAATCATTCATATGTTAAATTATCGTGAAATTCTCTTCAACGAAGAGAATTCGACTAAACGCGAAATTTTAAATTATTTTAAAAATTATTCAGGGCTATCTATGAAAGAGATAAGAGGGTCGATTAATTCAACATATAAAGAAATTTATTCAAACGAAATCCTAACGCTCTTATCTTAAGTCGGTTAAAAATCCAATTTAAAAAGGAAACGGGCAGCAAAATGATTTAATTTTTCCATTAGTTATTTATTTCTTTAGCAAGTCTCCATGCATGTCTAATATATTGTAAATAGGTTTTATGTATTTTGCTTTTGCGAAATCTACTTGTATAAATTAAGCAGAGGAAGCTTTTTATTATTTTTATTTCCATTGTCTTTTTCGATTGTACTTCCAAGTTCTATACATTCTTCGCTGATATGCATAAATTTGTTTATGCGGATTCTTATATCCTCTTTTATACTTGGGATAAAAATTTACTCCTTCATCACTATAAGGATCATTCCATTTTTTTAAAAATAAAATGTGATACTCTCTGCGATGGTTTGTTGTTTCGATTCCTCTTGTCATTTGGTCAAATTTAGGTTAATTAAACCTAATGACCATATAGTAATTTTTTCATAAATTTAAAATGTTAACATAGATCTGTGATGTCCCTGGCGGGATTCAATAGTTACTTCAATTTTTATCCGCCAAAAACTTCATCCTGACAATGCTGGCACAAACCACTTATTCGGGATTCTTTTCTTGATATGGCATCGCGAAAATCTTCATCATTTACTGGCATCCCACAAAAGGGACAAAGTCTGGCTTCAGCTCTTGTAACTTCTTTGTCGAAGCCCATTTGTCGAAGGAGTTTTTTTTTGAAAGGATTATCATAAATTGGTTCTGACATGCTGAAAGTATTTGTTTTATATATTCAAAAAGCATTGTACCCCTGGCAGGATTCGAACCCGGGATAATTTAGTGATCCTGGAGGGATTCAAACCCCCGACCTCATCGTCCGAAGCGATGCACTCTATTCGCTGAGTTACAGGACCATTTTTAAAAATTCATTTATTTCGTTCCAGTTATTTTGTTTAATTTTTTTCCAACTTATTCTATAAACTTTCCATCCTTTTGATTTTGAATATTCATCTCTTTTTATATCATGTTTGATTCCTTTATCCAGATAATGCTGATTTCCATCTATTTCTAAATCCAAGTTAAGTTCTAAAAAAGCAAAATCAAAAAAATATTTACCAATAGACATTTTTTCCTTAATTGTATATTTTGAAAATAAATCATATTTTTCCAATATGTTTTCTATAAACCATTTTTCCGGATAACTTCTTCGATTTTTATCTAAATTTATATGAGACCATCCTTTATGAGTTCCTGAAAGTACCTTATTTAATTGATAATTTTTAATTTTTAATTTGTGTTTTTCTGATAGTGGATTTCTTTTTTGATGGCTAAAATTAAATTTAAAATTACCTTCATTATAACATTTTTTAAGGGATTCAGCTTGTTTGTAAATACTTTTACTATTATCTTTATTTAAACCTTTATTCCATCCCCCTCCTGTATGTGTTAATCCTCTATTGGGATTTTTTTCACACCATCTTATATGATTTCCCCCAGAAATATCAAAAATATCTTTATTACAATATGGGCATTTTTCTAATTTTTCAAATTGTTGTTTTTCTATTCCATTACAGCAATTTAGATGTCTTAAATAATTACTCCTAGAAACTTGGCCTCCACATTTTTCACATTTTATTTTATTTCTTTTCATGAATATATTTTATTTATATATTCATTTTTATGCTATCCATTCTGCTATTTTTAGAGCAGATGATGGGAGTCGAACCCACTATAGCCAGCTTGGAAGGCTGGAACACTCGCCGTGGTGCGCCACCTGCTTAATTTTCCTCTCTTAGAGCGATAGATGGGACTCGAACCCACGACCTGAATCTTGGCAAAATCCTACTCTACCAACTGAGCTACTATCGCAATTTTAAAAATGTGGGACTTCCGCAAGGCACTCCTGCCTCGAATACGGGTTGAGATTAATGTGCGGGTCGCAGCCGCATTGCAGTTTTTTCAAGTGCTCCACATTTAGAACGTCGAAAGGGATTCGAACCCTCATGTGTCCAATTACGCTTCTCCTCGTTCGTAGCGAGGCGCGATACCGACGCGTTTATTCTAATTCTTCTTCTATTTGTTTTTCAATGATTTGATTTTCACTTCTCTTAAGAGAACGAAAAGATTTTTTTATATCCTCCTTAAATGCTTTTCTATGCCTAGAATCCTCGAATCCTCTTTCTTCGGCAACCTTTTTAAATTTTTTAAGATCCTTTCTTTTTTGGTTATAATTCTTGGTTTTCATTCTTTTATACTTTTTAAAATCTCCTCATCAGACATATAAAGATTTGGATTATCATCGCCTAATAAAGCAGCAGTTCTTCCCATAGAATATGCATGTTTTAGTTCTGAGGATAAACATAATTGAAATGTTTCTGTTTGGATTTTTTTCTCAGCCTCACCGCTTAATTCATCATTAAATCCGCCTAAATACCATAGTAATAATCTTTTATCAGAATCCATTTTATTCTATATTATTGTTTTCTCCATAAAGTGCTCTTACTCTTTTTAGCCAGACATCAGTTTTAAGTTTTGCCATAAAAACCTTATTTTCTAATACTCCTTTAAAAACAACTCCTTCTTTTAAGGTTAAATTTTGACGTATATCATATATAACTGTTTCGTCTAGCAATCCCTGATATACTAGTGTAGGTATTTTTAAATGTCCAAATAAATCCACAAAATCCCTTGGCTTTAAAAAATCCTTTTTATAAAGGAACATATCAAAAATAACTACATCGTGATCCTCTTTCCAGTCATGTTGTCCAGCAAATGAATGCTCCCCAAAAAATTCTCCATAGACTGTAATATAATCTATCCCTCTGAATATCTTATTTTCGCAAAAGATCTTATCTAAAGATTCTGAATAATCATCCATGAAGATATTAACTGCTTCTACGTATGGATTCTCCTTATTTTTAATCATTTGTGTCCTAGTTCCAAATTTACCAAATCCATATGTAAATCTGCTCTTTTTTGACAGCTTTTTATTCCATTCCGCACAAAAATTTGATCCATCATACTTATTAAATCCAAATACGTGTTGTCCGAGATAATCCTCTATGTTTTTTTCTATGGTGTGATAATGTTTCATTTAAATTCTTCATTAATCATTCTATGCCATGCTAAAAAATTAGTTTGGCCCAGATTATACCAAGTATTTTCTAATTCTCTAAAATGAGACCACATTCCTTGTCCCTCTCGTTTTATTTTAATCCCTCTTTTTTGAGCTGCATCCAATACCATTTTTCTTGTAACTTTTTGACAATTTTGTGGGTTAAGAGCAATTCTGCCTGTTCCAATACCTCCCGATCGACCTGATTGAAATCCCATTTTTTATTCTAAATTAATAATACTGTATTTCAAATGTAATGGATCTGTATTACTGTCTAAATATTTTGACATCAAATCTCTTCTTCCTTCGCCATAAACAATGATGATACAATTTCCAGATTTATCCAAAAAAGCATATGCTGATAAACCATCAACATCCTGATTTTTCATCTTTTCAATTGTATATTTCATTCTATATAATTTTTTAATTGAATATAATTTCCATATTTCCCTTCTATGGTGAGATAAGAATCATTTTTTACCCAATCCCCCTCATCATAAAATAAATAATCTTCTTCTCTCTTAACATGAGAATGACCTACTACTAAAATTTTGTTTTTAATTTTGGCAAATTCCATGCAATTTTGATGAAAATCTTCCTCTCCACTTTCTCCTGGATCCGTATAAATAATAATATCTTTGTTAAAAAGCCTTCTGATTTTTAAATAAAGTTCAATTGCATCTCCATGTTCAATTATGCAATTTTTATATCTTACCCTTTGTCTGATTTTAATTCCTAAAAATAGACTAAATGGTAATAATAACCAGCTATATCGATCGTGATTTCCTGGTAAATAATAAGCTTTTTTCCCTTTAATCAATTTCATTATTTTCTTAATATAAGGCCAATGTTCCTTAAAGCAAGTGGGTGAATGCCTAAGCCATGTAAGAATATCAAAAATATCTCCATTAAAAATTATGGTATCAAATTTCGTCTTTTCTAAAAATTCAATCAATTTCGCTACATGAGATTCTGCAATTCCAATATGAATATCTGAGACGACTAATATAGCAGGAGGTTTCATTTTTATTCGTTTGGATGTTCATTAGAATTATTTTTACAATTCAAACAATCATTTTTTTTCTCTATATGAATGCATGTTTTGCATAAATCCGTTTTATTTTTGTTATCTCTGTTTTTACCTATGTGATAGCCATCGCAATAAGCACATTTATAATAACTGAAATGCTTGCCATTTTTTGCACCCAAACTTATAGCTGATTTTGCAGCTGTTTCTTGAGTATTATACATCACTTTCGGTTTCTGAGTGTCCTGGCGAATATGAGAGTTAATCGAAAATAAACCCCATGCATTTCCAGTAATAATAAAATTTCTAAAAGCTCTTTTAAATGGACCTTGATCTTTTAATGCCAATATGAGGTTTTTCCACTTCATCTCACTTCAACTACTGCTCCTAAATTTTGGAGTTCGGCTCTAAGAGTTTCTGCTTCCACTTTCATGACCCTTTCTTTTAAAAGACAAGGAGCAGAATCTACTAATTCTTTGGATTCTTTAAGACCTAATCCTATTATCTCTTTGACTTTTTTGATAACCTGTAATTTTTGTCCACCTATTTCTTTTAAGTAAACATTAAATTCAGTTTGTTCAACTTCAGGGACTTCTTCAATGGGCATTGTACCATTAAATAAAGTAGGCATATTTGGGAGAATTCCATATTCTATTTCGAGAATATCTATAAATTTTTTTGCTTCTAACACCGTCAATTTTGACAGTGTATCAGCTATTGCGAATAATTTTGGATTTGTTGACATTATTTTTATTTATTGTTTCTTCAAATAAATTATTAAGTTCTATAACAGCTTTTTCAAAATTACCGTAATGCTGCAAATGATGTTTTTCTAATATTGCGATAATTTTTTCTTTCATTTTATTTGTATAAGCTTTCCATTTTCAATACCTTTTCTTATCCATCTCATAAGAGTAATAGCTTTGAATCTTGGATAAAGATATGTAGCTTTCCACTCATCAGTTGTAGAATCGATTTCTAATTGATAAACAGCTGAAGGTTTTTCAATAGTATAAACGGTTATTTCATAATAAACCTTTCCTTCACAAACATATGTCAAAATAGCATCGTTTTCTTTAACTATTTCCTTAAGAGAATGCGCTAGGTTCCAATTTAATTTCTTTTCATCAAGTACTTTAGCAACCTCTATTTCTTCAACATTTAAAGACATTTTAAATCCTAACCAATTTATATAAGGAAATTGTTTTGCTCTTCCCCCTCCTTTTCTGAATCCCCCCATTTTAGACGAATTCTTAATTTTATGATGAGAACCTTTTACCTTACTTTGAGTTAATTTATTAGAACATATAGATGAACAACATTTTCTTTTTAAACTTTCTGTTTCAAAATCTGAATTACAAATAGAACAGTTTTTATTGTAAATTTTTATTAACTTTTCCTTTTATTTATGGTTAATAATTTGTTTTGTTTTTTCTTAAAATAAAATTTTTCTGATGTTTTGGTTAATTTAAAACTTACAATTTTATTTATATTATTTCTTTTTTCTTTAGTAGAAAATCCTCTAGCACATTTAGATGAACAAAATCTACATGAACCATATTTTTTAAAACATTCTTTACCACAGTTTTCACAAAAATAGTGATATTGTTTAGGTTCATGAGTTTTTAGATGTTTTTTATAATTAGCTTTGGAAAATTCTTTGTTACAAATTTCGCATTTAATTTTTTGATTCATTAAATGAATTCCGTATTTATGAATACATTCTTGAGAACAAAATCGTTCACTCTGAATCTTAAAATCTAAATAACCACAAATTTCGCAGATTTTCATATCTATTATATGAAATAAAATGAAAAAGTTTTGCAGGGGTAGAGAGATTCGAACTCCCACTTTTACTCTTTTGGAGAGAGTGTGACTACCATTGCCGATACCCCTATAAAGTACTCAGTTACGTTATTTATCATAAGAGGCTTTACTGAGCATATTGTTAGCGGTCCATAGGGGTATCGAACCCCTCATTTTACCTGGTTGACAGCCAGGTTCCCAATCCACAGGGCCTAATGAACCATAAAGTAGAGAAAATTAGATGAGTTAACAGGCGGATTTGAACCGCAAATTCTAGTTTTAAGCTGGATGTGAAACCAATTTCACGCGAAGTATCCCATTCCATTACTACTACTTATATTTTCTTCCTAATTTCCATCCATCAGGAATAATTTGTTCTTTATTAATTTTTTTATTTTCTTTACCATTAGTTATCCAGAAAGTTCCATATTGAGAATTTTTTTTTCCTTGCTGATGGTTTATAATTTTGAATGTTTTTTTACAATTATTTATATGTTCTTCGGAACTTTTTTTATCTTTTCGATTAGTTTGAAAAGATTTTCCTTCTTTATTTAATTTTGAAAATAATATACTTTGTCTTTTTCTATTTCTTTCAATAAACTGGGGATCTTTCCAGAGTTTTTCATTCATTTTTAAAGCTCCTTTGTGAGATTGCTCTTTTGTAAATCCTCCCGATCCTCCTAATTTTAAATTCATACATGAAGGATTCTTAATGAAAGATTCATTTACGATTTCTTTTTCTCTTTCAAAAAGTTTTTCTTTATCCTCAAAGAATTCCAACCTTTCAATTTTAAAATTTTCTATTCTATATTTTTTTATAGATCGTTTCAGAATTTTTCCAGATCCCAAATATCCATCTTCCAAATTAGAAGTAGAATGAATACCAATATAAAATTTACCATTTAATAAATTAGTAGTTTTATAAATAAAATGATAATTATTTTTCTCCCGTCTTGGCATATAGTGTTTATCTATATATCGCCAAAACGGGGCGAAAAAGTAGCAGTGCGGGTAGAGGTAATCGAAACCTCATCCCCTGGTTGGAGGCCAGGAACACTGGGCCATTGTGCTATACCCGCATTTATACTTTTTTCAGTGAAGGCTTACAAAAAACTTTTAAAAACTCTGAAGTGACCCCGGTGGGAATCGAACCCACGACCTTCTCCTTAAAGGGGAGTAGCTCTGCCATCTGAGCTACGAGGTCAAAAAGCCAACATGTCAAAGAACTTTTCTCTTTCGAGATAATCTTGCGGAGCAGATTGTATCGAAACAATACCTCACGCTCTTCAGGCGCACGTGACCGACCACTTACACCACTGCTCCATAATTTACAAAAAAAAGCGAGAATCTTTCGGTTCCCGCTTTATATTTTGAGTAATAGTTAACTTCTTTGTTAAATACCTCTCCACCTTAGCGGGAAACCATAATCTCCATCTTTATTGGCATCTGCTCTATTAAAGCCAAACCAATCCACGAAGTTTACCATATTTACACGCCTTGTCATTTGCTGTAGTATTTATTAATTTATCTATATATTACGGGAATATTCCGAAAAGTTTTAGGTTAATGTAAAAAGTTTTAAAAAATACCGAGAAAGTTGCAAAGAGGTTTTTTTCAGGTTCTGATAGTTAATCGGACGAAGTAACTCTTTACTTACTACGGTTGATTTTTCTTAATTAGTGCAAATATACAAAAAGGTTTTTAATAAAAAAATATTTTACGTTAAAAAATCGTTAAAGGTTATGAAATTCTTTTATTTGTTTTTTCCTCTTCCGCTTCCGCATCTTCTTCACTTTGAATACAATTATCCATATCATCAGGAAATTCTTCTAATTCCTTTTTAAATTTTTCAGGATCAGCTAAAGTTCCATCTTCTAACCATTCATCAACTATTGAATTAAAACTACCATCTTTAACTATATCATCATATCCACATATATCATCATATTTAGAAAATTTAAATATTTTATCAGTTTCATTACCGGCATTGCTATATAAAATAATAGCTAAAAGATCCGCAAATTGTTCTGGAGTAATTTCATTCTTACCACTATGACCAACAAATGCAGCAATATTTTTTATTAACCAGTGATCTGTAGTAAATCTACTAATTTTTTTAGGAAGTAAATCATAAAAACCATTATAAAAATCTTCAAATGCGTGAGATTCATTAAACCAGTTTATAACTCTTCCTTTCCAACCTATTTGCATAGTTCCTTTTGGATCCCCGCCTCTTTCAAAATTTATCGATTCATGAATAGGATTTAAAGGATATACCTTATTATGATAAGAAGCATAATTAAGAATATGCGGATTATTTTTATCATAACTAATTCCTTTTCTCATAAGAAATTCTAAAGAAAATAATCCTCCCGACCAATTGCGATTTTTATCCATCGCACTACCATGAAAATAAATATCATCACTTATATGTTTAGCTGGATTTTTTAGTATATCTATAATTTCTTCAGGTGATAAATCAATTATACTTCTACCGGGACTTCGATATGTTCCATCAAATATAGTTATAGTAGGAATTGCCCCTATATTCATAGATTTTTTAGGATCCCCACCTCTTTCAAAATTAACAGATTCTTTTACAGTTCCTCCAGAATCGAATGAAGTAGTATTTTTAATTTCTTCTTTATGAATACCAAGAATTCTTTGTATATCAATATGGAAATCCCTTATAGATTTCAATCTTTCCGGAACATGGTCAAAATCTGCACTCCATTCTTCAATAAAAATAGGAGGATATTTCTGTTCAAGAATATTTCCCATAGCATCCCTTTCCCTAAATCCATCTAAATAATCTTTAGACATTCTTAATGGACTTTTATTTGAATTGGGATTTTGAGGGTCTACTCTTTCCTGAGCATAGTTATTATCTTGAAAAGCTCTTTTTAAATCATTAGCATCCTTAAATCTTTCTTCAGAAAGTTTTGCAATATTATCTATAAAAAATTGAGCACATTCGCGAACTGTTTTAAAAGACCTCTTATTTTTTATTCCTATTTTCAAAGAATCTTTAGGATCTAATCCTCTTTCAAAATTGAAAGATTCATTAAAACGATCTTCCCATTCTGCAGGTTTTTTGAAAAATACGGTCTTAGGTAATTTCGGATTACTATTAATAATTTCTAGGAGTTTTTGAACTAATTCTACCCAAGTAATATAGGGGTCCTTATTTTTCCATAGGGTTTTTATTTTCCAACTTGTTGAAATTGAATATAAATAACCGATAGTTATCTCAGATTGTTTTGGAGCAATAATAAGAAATTCATCATAGGTTCCTTTTTTAGGTTTGAATTTAACAGAAATCATAAAACGATCGGTATTTGATTTTCTAACTACCCATTTTGTTTGATCCAGATTTTTAATTAAAAAATCAAAAGCTTCTTCAAAATCCCTTTGACTATCTTCTTCAGCTCTTTCTGTAAATTTACCACGATGAACTCTTCCGATCCCTATTGTTTCTTTAGGATCTCCTCCTCTTTCGAAATCGAGGGTTTCATATATAAATTTAGCTTTCACCGTGTTTCTTTTTTTCTTTTGAAATAGAATTTAGAGCTATTTCTGCTAATTCCTCATAATTTAAATAATCGTCATAATGAATTACCGGGGTTCTTATTCTTCCTGGAGCTCTTTTTCTAACATATCCTGATTTTTGAATAATATAATTCATTCCATTTATTGTTGTGAATTGAATTGTTTCATTTTTTCTTTGTATTGGAGTAGTTGTTATTTTTCCGTAATTTGTATCTAATAAAAGTTGTTCAGCCTTTTTATAACTTTCTTTTCTTTCTGCTTCAGGTAAATTAGATAAATTAGTTTTTCCTTTTAATTTTTGAAAAAAGGGAACATTTGAAAAAGAACTTTGTAATTCTTCTTTTGTATAAATTCTTCTTAATCTTTTATAATGAGAACCCAAGAGATATTGTTGCGTTTGAAGAATTTTTGTAATTAAATCTTTAAATTCTTGTCGATTTGGTACATTTGAAGATATAATTGTTTCTAATAAATCTATAATCTTACCTATAAAAGTTCCTTGATACCCGGTATCAATTAAGTCAAGATTTTTATAAAGGGCTTCAAGATATTGAATATCCTGAGTCATCATAATTTTACTAAAAAATTCCTTAATTGCGTCCCATGTATCTTGTTGTTCAAACCATTCTTTTATTTCTTTTTCTTTTAATGCTATTCCTCCAATACCCATAGCGGATTTGGGTTCTTGTCCTCTTTCGAAATTCATACTTTCGTATACAAATAAAGCTTTCATTATCCAAAAACTAATTTTCCCATTGTTGCTAATTGAAAAATAATATCCGCATCAGTAACATCATATTGTTCTTCCATTATATGAATATAAACATTTAAATAATTTTTTTCCACTAATTCAAATGCTCTATACATTGATCCCTGAGTAACAGTTCCTAGAAAGTCTTTTGGATTCTCTATATCATAAACAGGAAGTTTAAACTTTGGATCTGTATAAAGAGCATAAGCTATTCTTTCAGATAAAGCTGGTTTTTGGGGATTCTTAGGAGATAATTGAGGAATATAATCTTCGTTACGTATCATATACCAATAATTGGATCCCCCTTCAAGAGCAGTAATAATCACCGATTCAAAATGATCCAAGTGGATTTTTCCAATTCCTAAACTTTTTTTGGGATCCCCCCTTTCAAAATTCATTTCTTCTTTAACTATTTTCATTCAAAATAAATTTTTTCATCAAGAGGAAGAACATACATATTATTGTCTGTATCTGCTACCCCAATACTTATAAGGAGATCTGTCAACTGCTGGGTATTTACATCTTCAACCGTAATTGTAAAATCCTTTGTTTCTCTTTTTCCAGACCATAGATGAGTCTTAATATCCACAGATGGAAGAGAAGTCATTTTAGCAGTAATCCTTTTACCGATAAAAGTTTTTCGTAGATATTTTTCCCACTTTTGATTAGCAATAGTTTCAACTTGTTTCCTAGCTTGCCTTATTTCTTCAATTCTGTTTCTACACTCTTTCTCAAGAACAATTCCTCCTAGAGCCATGGATGCTTTAGGAGTTTTTCCTCTTTCAAAATTTTGAACTTCGAAAACTTTTTTAGCCTGCATAAAGGGTTTTCTTTATTTATCTACTAATTTTCGGTGTAGATAAATTCTTTCCCTTCATAATTTCTTAAATGAATCTCTTTTCCCTCTTGTTTTATAAAATATTCTGGAAGTAATGGAATCTTTCCACCTCCTCCAGGAGCATCTACAACGAATTGGGGAACAGCATAGCCAGTAGTCCATCCACGTAATCCAGCAATAATTTGAATACCTTTATTAACAGTAGTTCTAAAATGGCTTGTTCCTGGTACGAGGTCACATGCGTATATGTAATATGGACGAACCCTTATTTTGAGTAATCCATGCATCAGTTTAGTCATAGTTTCAACTTCGTCATTAACTCCCTTAAGAAGAACTGTCTGAGAACCAAGAGGAATACCTGCATCAGCAAGTCTTTCGCAAGCTTGTTTTACCTCAGGAGTTAATTCATCTGGATGTGAAAAATGAATACTCATAAAAAGAGGATGATATTTCTTTAACATTGAACATAATTCAGGTGTAATTCTTTGAGGACAAACAACCGGAATCTTAGTTCCAATACGTAAGAATTCAACATGCTCAATAGCCCTAATATTTTTCAATAGATACTCAATAGATTCGTCACTCATTGTTAGAGGATCACCTCCAGAAAGAAGAACATCCCGAACTTCTGTATGCTGACGAATATATTCTATTCCTTTATCCCACATTTTTTTATTAATATCACTTTGACGAGATACCATATGAGATCGAGTACAATATCGACAATAAGATGAACAAAAATCCGTAGTTAAAAACAGAACTCTGTCCGGATATCTATGGACAAGATTCGGCAAAGGACTATATTGTTCTTCATGAAGAGAATCTGACTCTTCATTTTCAGTAACAGTAAGTTCTTCATGAGAAGGAATTACACAGCGACCAATAGGACCTTTTGGGTCTTTGATAGTACTTGCGTAATAAGGAGTAATTCTAAGAGGCAAATTAATATCATCAGAAATTTCATAATCAGATGATCCGAAAATTCGGGACAACTCTTCATAAGAAATAATGCTATTTTTAATTTGCCATTTCCAGCTGCCCCATTCCTCTGAGGTTACGCTTGGATAGAATTTATTTTTGAATACCTGCGATTGGGTCGAGCAGACGAGAGGGGGTTCGGCAGAGTCAACTTGCTCTGGTTGAGACTGCCTTTGTTTAGAGGAATCTTTTTCTTCCATTTTTTGTTTTAATTTTCTAATAAATTTTAGTTATATTTTTGTTGTATTTATCTAATTATATGCTGGGTTTTTTGGAGGGTTTTGCAAGAAAATTTTTCTTAAAAAATTTTTGAATTATATTTTGTTTTTTATACTTATAATCCAAATAAAGAGAATTTCCAGATGGAGCAGACATAGGTATTACAGGGACCAAATCTATTCCTATTGTTCTTGCAAATACTTTTTGAGCATGAATAAAGAAGGGGTTATCTGGATCCCATTTTCTGAATTGTTCTTGCAATTTTAGCAAAAGATTGATAAGATCTTTTTCATCTCCTTCTTCCTCCACCAGACCAAATCTATTTCTCAGGAGTTTATATTTTCCTTTTTCAATAAGAATAACAACAGCCGTTTCCGAAGAAAATTTTGAATTAGGATCTTCTTTATCAATAATTATTCCGCCAATTTCTTTAAGGATAGCATCTCTTCCTATCCCCATCGATTCTTTTGGATCTTGTCCCCTTGTGAAATTCATGATTTAATATCCCCACCTCTTTCGAAATTCATTTTATATTTAATTTTACGGAAGGCATTCTAGTTCCAATACCTACATTTCCATCAGCATCTATCCAAATACTTTTATCCCATTTATTAAATTTCTCAAGTAATTCTAAAAGAGTTCTAATAAGTTCTGTTTCAGGTCCTTTTGAGTAATTACCAAATCTGTTTTTTAAGATTTCATAGGTTCCATTTTCAACAAGAATAATAAGATTATCATTTCCTAATGAAATATAAGCCCCAGAATTACAAGATTTTTTCCAGTTTTTATACTCTTCATGACCTATTATTCTTCCACCCATTGTTTTGAGAAGACCATCTTTCCCAATACCTAAAGTTTCTTTTACTCCTCCCCTTCTTTCAAAATTCATCGTTCCTGTATTATATCAAAATACTTACGAAATCTTTCTATAGATCCCTCAACAATAAAAGACATCCCCCCTTTAACATGCTGATACTGGATTTTAATTATCCCTAATTTTTTTATCTCAACTGACTGGATAGTAATTATTACCAGTGCTAAAATATGAGCATTTTGTTTAGCTCCATCTGAAGTAAATCTACAAACTCCTCCGCACTCTGTTAGAGGAACCCATCTTCTAGATTTTAATAGACATCCATCACTTAGATTTTTCCAAGTAATAATTCCAATTTTCATAGCCCTTAAGGGCTCCATTCCCCTTACAAAATTCATCTTGATTCAGATTCAGTTAATTGTTTTTGAAAAAATTTATCCCCAAGAGATTGATAAATTGCTATAAGACGAGCCATTTCATCAGGGGTCATTTCCTTTCCGGGTTCTCCTGATTTAGTTTTGGAAAAAAGATCATGCTTTGAAGCATAAGCACCAACAAGAGCATCCATTTGAGCTTTCAGTTCTTTTCTAAAAAGCTTTATGTGAAAATCAACAAGAGTTTTTCCTTCAGCATATTGCCATTCGGTCATTTCAACAAAGAATTCTTTCTTTTTGTTTTTGTACCATGAATAGGTCATTCTTGGCTGATCCAGTACTTTAGCAAGACACTGAATAATAATCTGCTTTTCAGCAGCAGTAACATATTTGAATTTATATCTATAAATCTTAGAATCTTCAAGATCTCTTATAGTTAAACCGTACTTATTAAGAATTATACGGAGCTTTTCCTTGGCTGCAAGAGCTTCGCCAGCTTCACCACGTTCGGCTAATTCCCTGATTTTTTTGAGTTTTTCTATAATAAGTTCCATAGTAGATAAATTATGGAACAAATATACAAATAATTTCTCAGATAAAAAAACTTCCAGAGTTAAATTTATTCTTTTATCCAAGCATCTTCCACAGAAAAATCTTTTTTCACCTTATTAATGTATTTCCATGGATCTGTAATATCTCTATGCTCTATTATTCTACCATCTTTAGTTTTAACACAAACTATTCTTTTATCTGATAAAAAAGCTTTTGGAGAATTTTGTCCTAGGAAAAACCCTTGTTTAAGAAAATTATTCATTTTATATTTTTATTAAGATCTCATAAAAAAAGCTGAATGAGACGCTTTTGCGACCCTATCCAGCTTTATATATTCCGAGAAAATAAGAAAGAGTGTTTTTATAAGTTGTCTCTTATTGTTCTCATTTTAAAGACGCCTAAGTATCGACCCCGTGGGGTTCGACCTCTTTCGAGGACATAGCTTAAAACTTTAGAGAACTGTGTAAACGTATTGCTTTCGCCTCGTTCACCATCATAATTGTAATTTTTGCTTGTGCGAAGTACCTCTAATCTTTACTACGGTTTTAAAAAATCAAGTGAGAAACATGTGTTGCGCGAGTTTAGGAGTTGTCTCTCCAAAGGATTTTATTCAACTCAGACCCTTCTAATAACTGTCCTAAGTAAGGGATTTATGTGTTCGTCCCCTAAGCCATCTTAAGTTCCTGGCCTTTTTGAAACATTACCGAAAAAAGCCCTGCGTTTCGCCTGACTTAACTTAGACATAATGCTTCTCATGCCACGTGCTGTTTAACCATCTGTAACATAGTACCGAGATACCCTCTCGTAGGTTTAGCCGAAGCTAAATTAGACGAAGTATCGCAAATCACTAACTACACTTTAAAAAATTATTAAATAAAAGAACGTTTTGTTGTATTTTATGTATTATTTAAAATTCAAGGATTTTATGGACATAGCGGCAAAAAGTTTTATTTTTACAGATATATATGATGATAAAGTAATAAAGTAAAATAAATAATAAAAATTATGTCAATTCTTACAATTTTAGTCGTATTAGTTGTTGTAGGACTTCTCCTATGGCTTGTTAATTCTTACATCCCAATGGATGCAAAAGTTAAGCAAATTCTTAATATAGTAGCAATTATTGCTCTTATAATCTGGCTTCTTAAAATCTTTGGAATATTTGCTTATTTAGGCAGTGCACATATTTAAAGAAATCTGAATTAACGACGAATCATCGAAATTTTTATAAAAGAATTAATTTCTTAAATAATAAATTTTGATCTTTCGTCGTTTTTTTTTAATTAACAAATAGGGTCATTATCACCAAATCGGATAGATATAGATGAATCCAGAACCAGAGGAACATCCTCCGGGATTAAAAACTCATCTATAATAATTTTTTTGCAATCGGGATTAGCTTCAATATAATCTGCAATTAGTCGAAGCTCTGCTGAAGTCCATGAAGAAACTTCTAATCCATTATCCCAGGAGCTCTTGTGAAAACGACCCTCTCCCTTAAAATTTCGATCAAAAATAATTCCCTTATTTTTCAGAACTTGATCTAAACCAATCTCCATAGCTTTTTTAGGATCCATTCCTCTTTCAAAACTATTCATAATTCCATTATTTCATCTATTTCCAAAATTGCCACCACTTCTTTTGTTTCAAAGAAATTCTAATTCCTAAAATAGAATTTTGATCATTTAATTCTTTGATAATTTTATCTTTCAGCAAAATTTTTTTATTCAATTCTGAAATAATTTCTTTATCTCTTTTTAGTGCATCCTTGAATTGTTCTTTACTACTCATAAATTATTCATATTTAAAAAGCTATATCATCAGTTTCCTCAACTTTTTTTAAACTTGGAGCATATCGGCCATTATCTTCTTTCCATTCTCCCTCTGTAATAGAAATTAGATCCTGCCCATCAAGATATTGAAGTTCATCCCCATACATTTTTGCATCAGAAACCAATTTTCCATTTTCCATCCGAGCATCAATACCCCATAATCCGCCATCTCTCCAATAAATTCCATGGACGGATTGATACTCATCCTTATCATCCAGCAATCTCATGGCACATCCTTTTTTGCCATCTTGCATCATCATAACAAATTTTGGAAGTTCCTTTATTCGGGAATATTTTATTTTCATTTTTGGCAAAATTGAATACACTGATGGAAATTCTGAGCATCCGACATCGCTCTTCTATCTCCATCCCAAATAGGAAATTTGGATACAATCCATTCTTCGATCATAGTATGATCTACCAATGCTGAAATCCCAGAATAGAAAGCTACGAGTTTACCATTAATAGTCTGAAAAGAAAATTCCAAATTAATTGGGCGATCCTCTATATGCCCAATCGTTTCAACAAAGCCTGCAAGATCCTGTTCCCATGGAATTTCCTTATGGTACTGTTGCCATAAAGTAAAAGTTTCAAAACTATTAGCTTCAACGAAAAAAACAACTTTTGCAAGTTTCCGATACCATTCATTTCCAATATCAAGGGTATCTAATGGATTCTTTTTTCCTCTTTCGAAATTATTCATTTTTATAAGGTTTATCATGAATTCTCCATTCAATACAATCCATACCCGAAAATCCATTTAATCTAGGATAATTCCATAGCATAAAATAAGCTATAAAAGAAGCTACATCCTGAGCTAAAGAAGCTGGTTCATCGGAGGGGGCATAATTTGTGGGATAAACATCTACTCCTCCAGAAAGATCGGCTCTAGTTACAAAATGATGATAATCTTCATGGAAGATCCAAGGAACTTTTCTTTCTTCTGCTGTAAAATAATGTTTTTTTTCCATATGACAAATGTACGAATAATTTCTTAAAATAAAAAATTAAATGGTATATTGTTTTACCCCTTCTTTTAATACTTGGATTGCATGAAGATACATGCTTAAATCCAGCATATTTTTTAAAGTATTTACAATATAAACATTTGGATAATTTATTTTTCTGAGATGAGCCATAACTAAAGCTCTCATTTTAATGCTATCCTTAGTTTGAGCATCTACCACAAGTGATGGTGCCATAAATACTCCTGACCCAATAACTAATTCTGTTTTTTCAATTTCTACTTCTGGATTTATCATAATAATAATATCTCTTCTTTGATCCATCTTAATTGCTTGCAGAATTGAAAATCCTACTTCTCCAAGACTTCCAAAAGCATAGGTTTCATGAGTTACAGGAAAACAAATAATATCATCATTGGCTAAGTGCTCTGCTTCAATTTGAGCATCCTCAGGTTTCCAATCCTCTTTAACCGGATTAAAATAATTTATGCCTCTACTTTCATAAATGCTAATAAATTTATCTCTCCATTTAGAAGATCCGCATGTTCCAAAAAGCCCAATAGTTATTTCTTTCATATATTTTTATAATTCAATTATTTCCATTGTTCCCCTTTGCTTCAAACCATAAATCAATTCTCCCCAATCAGAATCCGAAATAGAATAATTGGATTCAAAAATATTTCTATATTTTGGGTCCATATTTGCAACAAAATCCCCGTATTGAATCTTATTAATTAGATCCTTAACCTTTTCTTTGTCTGTATATGGAGCAACCATAAAATGGCCATCCCCATCCATTGCAACAATTATTTTCATTTTTTACTATTCTAAGTTTTCTTGAATTACCATACCACATACTGAACATATTTTAGTATTTGGGTATATATGTCCTGGCGCCCATTGATAATTACATAATTTAGTTTGGGGATGATCACATTGTGTTCTTAATATTTCAAGAGCACGTTCTCCAGATCTAATAAGACCATACATCATATCAACTTGTTCTTTTACAATCTTATGTTTTTCATCTAATTTTTTCATAATTCTCTATTATTGTCTTTCCAACCAAATCAACTCTATATTTTTCACATTTTTCTAAAATAAAATCTACTAAATTTTGTTCATTAGAATTTCCTTTAAATGACGCGTCATTCCAATATATCTCATTTACTCCTAATATACAATATATTATTTTTTCATCAAGGGAAGTTGCTACACAAACCCCTAATCCAATAACTGTAAATTTTATTTTCATTTTTTAAAATTTATAAGCTAACTATTGAAACCTTTATAAGAACTTAGCAGAGGATATAAGGATAAACGATGCTCATTAAAAAAGCCAATATAAGATTTACCATTGAAACAAGCATTGAATCTCGTATACACGCTCCTAAATAGATTAATCGCGTTATGTAATTTCCTTACTCCAAAGATTATTTCTTTTTTCATCTAATCCTCGTGCATCTGTTTCTCTTTTAGCAATCTCCTTGATCTCTTCTATAGTGTCTCCTTCAACTATAAAATAATCCTCCCATTCCTGTACTGAAAAATGAATTTCAAATTTCATTTTACCTTTATTTCAGTAATTGTAATCTTCTGATTTCCAGTTTAAGCTTTTCAATTTCGAGAGCTTCCTTTGTAACATTTATAGCTATTAAAGAAGCACTGTGAGCTCCATCGCCATAAGCAAAAATACGATATGTAACATTATCTGCTTGAATGGTCCAGGACTTTGCATCATTTAGTCCGTTAACATTTCCAATACTTTTCTGAGCAAAAACATCTTTTACCTGGAGCTGGCACTGGCTCAGAATTAAAATTCCGAAAAATAAAATAAGTTTTTTCATATTAATTTGCATTTGCGTATTTTTTATAACTAAGATATGAAGCTTTTGAAATTTGAATAAAATTTTCTATATAAGTATCCTTAGCTTTTTTATCCCCTTTTTTAATAAAATCTGCTGCTTCATAAAAATTAAAAAATGGATAAGGCATTTTTATAGTTCTTGAAACCCCCTGATAATAATTATCAGGACCCGTAAGATTTCCTGTGAAAAACCAATAAGTTGTATCTCCGTTTGATACAAAATGAGAATCCTTATATTTGTATTCCACCGGGATCGTAAGAGTATCTGGATTAACAAATTTTACAACAGCACTATCCACCTGCTCTTGAGTTACTAAAACGGGTTGATGATCCATTAAAAATTCGACAAACCATTTTCCTGTTGATAAAAGAAGAAAAACTATTCCAATTCCTACAAGAGATTTAATTATTGCAACAAGATGATCCCCCGTAAAAGTTCTTGTCAGCTTTGGAATTTTTAACTCCTCCGGCTTTTTATTAAAATCACTTGCTTTCATTTTTTGAGTTTTGTATATTTTCAAATACCCTTTTAATTACAAAATCCGACCCAGCAGCAAATCCCTGTTCAATTTTTGCAGCTCTGAAATCCAAAAATATTTTTGGTTGAACACTGCTACTTTCGATATATTTTCCATTTAAAAAGAAATCCATTACCTGAGAGTCTACTTCATTTCCTCTGTAAGTTACTTTTATTTCCTTTGTCTCATCAATGAGATTTCCAAGCAATGTTAGGAGCTCAATATTTTTCTTACTTATAGATAATTTTTTGATTAGTTCATCAAAAGGTAGGTCTTCAAATATATTCATAATAATGAAAATTTTCCGGTTATTTTATCAATTTTTTCTGGGTCATCTGGTCCAATTGCAACAGCAGTTATAGTAACTTTTCCGCCAAATTCTGTAAGACCAGCATCTTCAATAATTGAGCAAGGAATTCCTGCTAAGACAGCTTGATTATAAGCTTCTATTAATTCCCTTAAAGATTCTGCACCAACAACGATTTTTTTGAAAATACCAGTCATCCAATGATACATAAATTCTCCGGTTTCTCCTTCTGGAAGTGTTAAAGTAAATTCTCTGGTCATCTCTCCGGGATTCTTATAATTGGGAGTCATAAAATTAAAAATTACCCCAATAGAAGCGTGGCTTGCTTGGCTACACATTTTTCCTTTGCGCATGTTAAGATCCTTACGGATTATGATAACTTGTTTGGGTGCGTTTTCCTTATACATTTTTTGGTATTTGATGATATTTTTTCATTAGCTCGCAAAGTTTCCAATAGAGAGGGGAATAATTTCCCTTCTTTGATAATCCGCGAATTTCCAATACACATTCCTCTGGCAAACCATTTGCTCGTAATGTTGATATTTCGCAATTCTCACAAAGAGTTTCCCTCGAACAACATAATCCACATGATGCTGTACAACAACTATTAAATAAATCTTTTATTGCCATTAAATTTCTATTAATGCGTCTTCTGGAAGTTCAAAAACAGGACTTTCAGAATCTTTTTCGGAACAAGCAATTCCCTTTCTACCTATGCTGGTAGTATAAAGAGGATATTCAAAAACAATCTCTCCTTTTTTGTAATCCCTGTCTAACCAGTCACATTCATTTAATGTAACATTCCTGGTTAATCGAAATTTTTTTAAAGTTATTGTTTTCATTATTGTAAATATTATTGATGCCAATCGGCTCCGTAATCATTAAAACTAGGATTTAAATTTGGAATCGGATGAGCTATTTCATCTCCAAACATTTTCTTTAACTCCTCCTGCCTTTCAAGTAGAGGCCTCCAGTTATACATGGTTCCGGGTCTTTCGACAATCCCAACACTTAAGTAATTATAATGGTCTTCTGGAAGAAAATTGGATTTTTCAACTTTATTAATAGTAGCTAAACCTCCAGAAAAGTCATCTGCTCCTCTATAAAGATATAAAGAAGTTGGGACATATATTTTTTGTCCTATAAATGGTTGTTCAACAGGAGGTTGATTTTCTAAGGATTTTCTCCTTTTTTCTAAAATTCTTTCAATCTTTTTCATTTGTCCTCTAATATTATAGCAAATGTACGAATAATTTCTCAAATAAAAAAATCTTTTTTAATTTATATCAAGGAGATATTTACAAGTTTCTATCATTTTTGGATCCCCCATACTCTTTCCAGAAACATCGGAAAGTTTAATAGTTGGCATCCATTTGTCTTCAGCAGATGGTTTAGCAGCAGTCATTTTAATAACCATATTTAAAGGAGCTACCCCTACATCATTACTTAAATTAGTTCCTATTCCGAAGGAACATTTGATCTGACCATTGCACCATTTATTAATTTCACAAGCTTTTTGAGGATCAAGAGAATCTGAAAAGACAAGAGTTTTTGAAAGAGGATCAATGCCTAATTTATTATAGTGATCAATAAGTTTATTAGCAAATTCGTAAACATCCCCACTATCTTGGCGAACCCCATCATAGAGTTTTGAATATTTCTTACTAAATGATTTTAAAAAGGAATCTGTTGTAAATGTATCACAAAGTGCAGTTCCAAGATCCCCATTATAAACATCTACCCAATGTCTTAAACCGAGTTCATTAGCCATCTGAAAACCATATTTCGCAGCATGAAACATAAACCATTCATGAGCTTCAGTTCCTATTGGGACTAGATTATAAAGTTGAGCAAGACTAACATTTGAAGTACCGACAAATAATCCTTTGTTCATTCCAATACTTAAATCCTCTATCATTTCCTTTTGAATAGCATAGGAATATCTTCTCCGAGTTCCAAAGTCAGCAACTCTTACATTCCCATAATTAAATAATGCTGCTTTCTTCTGATTATTTTCATGACGTTCGGTTTCGGATTTTATTCCGGGGGCAAATCCCATCATCTTGAAATAAAGTTCAGAAATAAGTGCCAAAAGAGGAACCTCCCATAGAATAGTTCGGTACCAATATCCTTCGATGTTTACCTGAAGATCTCCTCCATTCTGTATAATTCCAACTTCTGATGGATCATAACGATAACCTTCGAGAAAATCAAAATATGAAGGATCAATATAATAACATTTTTCCGCAAAAAACTTTTTCTCTAAATCAAAAAGAAATAAATTTTTCATATAATTAACTTGCTCTCTTAATGCAGTAGCAAATCCTTCGGGAAAATCAACTTTTGATCTCAGGGTGAAACCATAGCGAACTTTAGCTCTTGGAAAAAGTTTTAATACAGCATTCATCATCGAAAACTTATATAAATCATTATCTAATATTGATTTGATTATTGATTCCATCTTTTTATTCTTTTATAGTTTGTATATATGTCCAACCTTTGTATTCTTTAATTTTTCCTTGTATTAAATTTCGAAACGAGAGAGGATGTTTATGGATAGATTTTGCAAATTTAACTAATCCTTCATCTGTTCGATAAATTTTTCCATCGGGTCCTTTAAACTCATAAATTTTAATATATTTCCCAACGTTTTTACCTATCATAGAATTACTCATTAAATCTCGGGTTTCTTGTGTATGTGGTTTTTCTATCTTTCTTTTTTCCCAAGCTTTAGATAAGGATTCTTTGTGTTCTTCTGTTTTAGGTTTATCTATTGAAGCATTACTCATATTTCTTCTTGCTTGATCTGACATTTTTTGCCCAGTTCTTATATCTGACATGTGTTTTCGATATTCATCATCTTTCCACATTTTTTGACTCCATTCACTTTTTTGTTTTCTGTATTCCTCTTGATTGGGATTATTTGTAAATGTATCCCCGCCTTCCCCACCAAATACAATATTATATCCAATTGGTTGTAATGAATTTAATTCTTTAATCCAAAAAATTTCTTGATGATTTAAATCTTCTTTTGTTAAACATTCTTGCAAAATTTCTTTTTTAAAATTTTCTCTTCCATATTTTTCAATAGCACTTTTTAGAATTTTTCCTGAACCAAGATATACATCTTTTTTCCGAATATTAACTTGTTTCCCGACATAAATCTTTCCATTGATTAAATTTGTCGTTTTATAAATTATCATAGCGTTTTATCTTATATATTTACGCTTTGACAATGATCTGTACAAAAAATCATTTCTTATTTTTTAATTCTTTCATTAATTTTATTCTTTGTTCAGCGAAATGCTCATGCATTTTCCTTACATCTTCTTTTCTTTCTTCCTCAAATTCCTGCATGATTTGCTCAACGGTTTTTGTACCATTAAAATATTCCCGGATCTTTTTATTAGATACTACCATCGGTTTTAGGAATTCTTCAAGATTTTCAGGTTCGTCCTCCCATTCTTCTTCCTCCTCGTCATATCCCCAAGCTTGAATAGTATGCTCATTCAAAGGTTGATATTTAAGGAGCTCTAATCCGGTAATCGACACATTATGTTCTTCCGGAAATTACCTACATTTTTTTTCCCTTTGCGGATGCTATGTTCTATTGAATTTGCTGATGTTGTCATAATTTTATTATTAACAAGAACCAAATTTATATGATGAAAATCCATTGAATTCATCGTTTGGAAAAAATCCGAGTTCATCCAATGTTTTCTTATCTTCTTCACTTACCAATTACGAACAATTCATCATGTGAACAATTTGTAGGATAATTCGGATTTCCATATTTCAGGAAAATTTGTAATGCTTTAATTAAGTCTTCCATATTATTGTTTTTAAATGTTTAATTTTTGTATCAATAAATTTTCGAAATTTTCGAGCAGGTGGGGACCAAATAATGCATGTGATCAAAAATAGTATTATTGATGTAATCATAAGAATAATTCCAATTTTAATTTGATGATTCATTTTATATAATTTAAAATATTAAAGATCCTTCGTTATCCCATTGAGCATAGAGTTTTCCATTTTCACGAAGAATACAATATTTAAGGGATTCATTATTTTCTTTTGACATGCAATCATCATCAATAACTGTACTCATTCCATCAATAGAATAAACAGATGCGCCAAAAGGAAGTTTATAAAGAAAAGTTCCAAATCCTGGAATTCTCCCTTCCCTATCTTCAAAAACTTTTCCCTGGATATAAGTTTTAATATGTTCTAATTTCTTATCTGAGCATTTGTTTTCTTTTACCCATTTGGATTGTTCTGACTCATCAGCAGAATACATTTTTCTGAAAGTAATTTGATCTGCACCAAGAAATTTACATCTTGCAATAATTTCTGACGGAAGAAAGTTATCATATTTGTTAAGCATATTAAGACTCAGGCGAATATTAAATCCTTTATTCTTTAAAAAAAGAATTAATTCATTTAAATAGAATTCAAGTTTTTTGCTAACCCCAATAATTTGAAGATTATTAATATCCTCAAAAATATCAGAAACCGAAAGAGAAATAGTGTTAACCCCGAGTTCCCTAAGCATTGCAATATTATAATAATGCGGAACAATTTTTCCATCTTTACCTGTACAATTTTCATCAAAATCATATAACATAACTCCGGTTGTCTGAAATTCAACATTCGGAAAAGGATGATTCATCTTAACAAAAATATCTGCTACCCTTCCTAAAAAATGATAATTTTGAAGAGCTTCTCCAGTTCCCGTTATAATGCAGGTATTAATGCCATTCATTACAGCCCACTTAAGTCTTTTTGTAATCTGAAATTCATCAAAAGAATTTTCATAATTATTCTCGTGCATACGTGATACACAGAATGGGCATTTATTAACACATCCTTTTGTAGGGACTACGATTGATATAGTTTGTATATTCATATTATACTATAAAATTACATTCCATTCTAGATCAAAATATTTGCAGCAAGGCTCATCATCAAGTTCTCTAACAGGCAAGAATGTTATTAAAGTTTCTACCCCCCATGGTCTTTCTGAAGTAACTTCTTCCAATTTATATTTATGACCACATTCGCAGCATTTTATTTTAAAATTATCAGGGAGACAACGTTTGTAAACTGAACGGGGAACGCAACTCCAAACTTCTCCAAATGCTTGATATCCAAGATTTTTACTATTCTTAAAATAAAGCATTTCTTTGAAAATCTGTCCTTCATAATAAGTGGCTATAATTTCATTTGGAAATTTTTGTTTAAGATATTCATGAATTTCTTCAATGGTGTCAAATCTATTAGACATTGTTCCCTCCCCCCATGGATATTTGTCCTTACGAGATATAGCAGCAGCCTGAGCATAAGATAATGGATGTTCTAAATCCTCTCTACCATAAGATCCCCCGGAGTTTGTTTTTGGGAATTCATCTTCCACAATACGATAAGAACAATAATAGTGTTCTGCGTCCCCATCTTGACCAATATAGGTTGTTATATTTGCGCTTATCATTTTATTATTTCTTTAAAATAATCTTCTGGATTAATAGTAATCATATTATCGAGTTGTCCCTGGCGAAATACTGGACATCCTTTTCTTATGCAACATTGTTCATACCAAATTTGAAAACCATCTGAAGCTTGATTAGGTTTTTCCCATTTATGTCCAAACCACCGACATAATTTCTTATTAAACCAATTTCGAAATAATATGATTTTATTCATTTTTATCCTTATCTCTTATGTAAAAAAATAAAGCATTATTTTCAAGAACTTTTAAATTAGCTTTTTTCATTGGACGATTTAACCATTCCTCTTTGGTCTTAATTCCATCACAATTAAAAAATTTCTTGTAATTAAGATTTTCAACTAAATATCGATTGTGAGTTATTACGAGAAATCCCCGGTTGGGATATTTTTCAAATTCCCTGTTAAGATAATCTGCTAAGCTCATGATGAGTTCTTCTCCCATTCCTATCTCGGGTTCATCGATAATAATATATTGAAAATCTTTGCTGAGAAGTCCTTTTATTAAATCAAATGTATTTAATGAAGTAGGAAGCCATTCAGTATCTCTCATTGCTCCGGATAAAGCTCCCCATGAGGCATTGGATGAGGTTCTTAATTGCATAGAAACAGAACCAAGAACCCCACTCATTTTTTTAGGATCCTTCTTTTTTCTTTTTGCCAAATAAAATATAAATTGAGATCTGATAAGAGATTTTCCAGAACCATTGCTCCCGGTAAGGATAGAAACCCCTTTCATAGGGATTTTAGACATAATGTTTTTAAGTCTCTCCGTATGCTTTACCAAATCCTTTGAAAAGTGTTCCATAGGGTAAATATACGAAAAATCCCTTAGATAAAAAAATAATCTAAGGGAATTTTTAATAACTTATTTTTTATCCTTGTTTTTTGATAATTCTTCAAGTTTTTTCTTCAGAGCTTCAGCTCGAAAATAATCTTCTTCTTCAACAGCTTTTTGAATTTCTGCTGATATAGCTTGTTCATCAGTTAAATCCTCTATAGAAGACCCATCTCCAAAATCTGGTTCAATATAATTTGACCATCCTTGTTCACATAATTCAAGAGGAAGTTTTATCTGAAGATTATCCTGACTAAGAAAAAGTTTAAAAAGAGGATCAGATTTCTTAGATAGGTATACACAAGCATTTGCAATACCAATAAATGTTAATCTGGCACCTACAAGAGAAAAATCCTTATATCCATCTTCATCATCAGACATTGGTTTGAGACGAGTTATTATATCTCCCTTTCGAAATTCAAAAATACTTTTAGTTTTTTGGTTCATTTTTTCTAAGTTTTCGTTCGATAAATCCTAAAGTAATAATTATAGAAGCAAACCCAACAGCTTCCATTGCTCCTATTCCAATTATTTTATTTATAAAATAAAGGAGAATAGACATAAGCATTGTTGCTATCGTATATTCAAGAGTTCTCATATTTTATAAATTCTCAATTTTAATAAAATCTATTTCGGCTTTCTTGAAATCCTCTAGTACGGAATTAATATTTGGATCTATAGATTTACAAGCATCCTCAATAACAACAACATCAAATCCTTCTATTGCAGCATCAAGAGCAGTATTCTTAACACAATAATCTAGAGCTACGCCACATATAAAAAGTTCTGTTGCTCCTTTTCCATCCAAAAATGGAGCTAGCTCTTTGGTTTCAAATGCACTGTAACCATCATTCCCAGCATCTTCCCCCTTCTTGAAAATATAAAATTCTCCTTTGCAATTTTCAAATTTTATATCTTTATGAATATCTGCTCCGGGTGTATTTTGTACACAATGATCTGGCCAAAGTGTATCAATGTGTGGTGACCCTGACCAATAATAACCCCTGTCAATTATATCAAATGGTTTTTTATCTTTATACACAGATGCAAATCCATTATGCCTCGCCGGATGCCAATCTTTAGTAAAAATTACCAGATCAAATTTTGATAATAAATCGTTGATGATCGGCACTATTTTATCCCCTTCTGGAACAGGCAATGATCCTCCTGGCATAAAATCGTTTTGCATATCAACAACTATAAGTGCTTTCATATTTTCCATTTTAAATTTTTCCATTCCATTCTTTAAAAACTTTCTCAGCTGTTTTTTTAGCTACATATTCTTTAATAGCCCTTTCAGCATACATTTTAAACACATCCAAATTGATAATCTTTTCATCAGACATATAAAAAGATGTTGGCTCCCCATTTATACAAAATCTGCTATCTTCAAAACCATAAGCTTGAAAAGATACTTTATATTTCTTTCCATTATATAATACTTTCTTAGTCATTATTCTTCCTCCTCATCATGGTCATAAAATTCAATAAACCATTCCAGATGCCAACGAAATCCCTGATCATACTCTTCGTCTTTCTCATTATATTGAATAACATCATATTCATATTTTTCGAGAATCCATCTTTGATCATCGCTTAAATCCTCTTTAATATCTACATAATCAAGCCCCTCTTTTGCTGCTTTTCTTATTTGATAAAAAACAGAGGAGAGCGAATCAAGAAGAGCATTCCGTGTTAATTTAAAAATTTCTCTTGCTTTATAAGGACCGTTATAGGGTGGCTCTGGCTCTCCAGAAAATTCATTTAGAAAATTATTCATTTTGTTTTAGTTTTAAAAATTATTTTATTCCAGCGGAAGGACCATAGAATTCCAGATGCCAACGAAATCCCTGATCATACTCTTCGTCTTTCTCATTATATTGAATAACATCATATTCATATTTTTCGAGAATCCATCTTTGATCATCGCTTAAATCCTCTTTAATATCTACATAATCAAGCCCCTCTTTTGCTGCTTTTCTTATTTGATAAAAAACAGAGGAGAGCGAATCAAGAAGAGCATTCCGTGTTAATTTAAAAATTTCTCTTGCTTTATAAGGACCGTTATAGGGTGGCTCTGGCTCTCCAGAAAATTCATTTAGAAAATTATTCATTTTGTTTTAGTTTTAAAAATTATTTTATTCCAGCGGAAGGACCATAGAAAATAACTGTTCTTGGAATATTAACTGGAATTATTCTTTTGAATTCTGTTCCTAGATGTCTCCGAATTACTGGATGACTTTCCATAATATTCAACTTTTCCATATCTTTAGAAGTTGATCTACATATTTTAATATATGATAAATAATCTTCCAATATTTGATCAACCTCTCTATAACCATCCCTAGAATTTCCTTTCCAATCAGGAAGTATTTGTCCAAGATCCCCAAGACTTGAAACTCCAAGACCATCTGTTGCAAGTGCATCAATTGTCATTCTTATGGTTTTATAAGCTTCTGCTGGCTTATGTAAATATTCATTATCCCCTAACCATTCAGCCATGTCATAGACTTCTGTTTTCCAAAGATTTTGTATCATTCCATAATCTCCAACATCACCATGGAGGGTCCAAAATCCAAGTAGATATTCTGTATAATTATCTGTAGAAAGAATCATGCCCTTTTGTTCGGAAGCAAGATTATAAAGATACATCATGCGTAAACGGGCTTTTATATTTCCGTTATGAATTTTATAAGATTTTATAAGTTCGGGTGAAGCTAAAGGGCTAATTTGACCGATCAACCAATCTTGAAGAGGATTATAAAATTTTGAAAGATTTACTTCATCAAAAACATTACAAAATACTTTTCCTGTAAGTTTTGCTCTTTCAATTTCATCTGGTTTATTTGATTCCATAGGTAAACTTCTCCCTATTAATGGAATATTTAATTCATCGCAAACTGGTTTTGCTAAAGCTGCACATAAACAGCTGTCCATTCCACCTGATATACCAATAACAAGAGATCCAAGTTTATTTTCTGTGATATAAATTGCTAATTGTTCTCGAATATTTAAAATTGCTTTTCTGTAATCCATTATCTTAATTTTATAAGTTGGTTTAAAAACCAAAGAATTGAGTAAACCAAAGAATTGAGTTAATAGTCCATATTATAGGAAGCCCTAATTTTTCTTTTCCATTTTTCCATTGGATATAATATAAAATAGCCGTTATGAGACAAAGAATCCCAGGAATTATAGGAAGATTTTTAAAAAATATTACCATAGAAATAACTGCTATGATGCCCATAATCCCACTTAATTTAGAAAAGAATTTCCAATTAAATAGCTTTTTCTCTTTTATAGATTTTTTATTCTCCAATGGAGAATTTACTTTTTTTACTTGTTTCTCTTGAAATTCTTTATAGTTCATGATAAAAATTTTGTTTTTTCATTAACCTGATTATCATCTGAAATTACAACCGGAGATTGTTCTTTTGGCTTTACTTTTATTTCTTCAAATTTATCTACAAGCATAAAAGATGCATGGCTATTTAAAGATGTAAGATAAATCCCATCCCATATCCATTCCCCTTTATGAATATCTACAAATTTTCCAATATTAGGGGTAAGTGTTTGTAAAATTGCTTTTCTGCCAATATATGAATAAGCATCAACTATTTTTTGAATAGTCGGGTCATATTCTAGTAATTCTTTGAATAAGTCCGGGCATTTTTCCTGAAGGTGTTTTACAAATTTCGGAACTTCTTCTTTTTGATAAGAAACTATTTCTCCACCCCCCCAAGATTGAGGGCGAAAATGAATTAGATATTCAATATTTTCAACAGTAAAAAGTTCTTTTTTAAGAAAGGCGCATCCTTTACCAAGAAATCCACCATTCTTTTGAATCCATCCTACATCCGCCATATCCATGTGAGTATAGGGAAGAAATACATAATCCCCTATGAATGCAATCATATCGGTATGATCCTTAAGATAGGGAACTCCTTCATATTTCTTTTTTTGCTCTTCTATCCACTTTGAGTAAGCTCTTGCTCTTGGAGTAGGTCCTTCATATTTTCTGAAGTGCCCATAAGGACAAGCATGCCAGCCAAAAGATGCTCTATATGAACATTGGTCTTTAGCAAATAATTCACAATCCTCTGATCTTCCACAAAGAATAATTTGTACTTCTGCATGATCTTTTCTCGAACTTTTGAAAATAGCATCATGAGAGCTCCAAACATTTGCATGAACAGGTTTTAATTGGGTTCCATTAGGTAAATCAGACATGGAATTAATCTTTAGAATTACCTAATACTTTATAATTCTTAACATCCGGATTTGTTTCTTTTGTTTCCAACCAGAATTTATAAGGACATTTTACCCTTGTATAAATTCTAGATTGTTTATTTTTAAAAAAGATTTCAACATCTTTTCCCCCATTTATAAATGAAAGTGGATTTATTCTGAAATTATCACCAACATAAAATTTTGCCATAGTTTTTTTTATTTGATACAAATATACTAATAATATTTTATATAAAAAATCTTTATCCGTTAATTTTTCGTGAAGAGGAAATATAGAGAAGATTATTTTTCTCAACAAATTTCTTAATTTCCTCTGCCCCAGGAACTTCCTGAACATTTATAATGCGAAGAAGTTCTGGATTTAAATCTATTTTATCATAGAGATATAGGTAATAAATATTTTTGATGCCTGTCATAGAAAGATTTTTCAAACAATCATTACAAGGAGAAATAGTCACATAAATATCTGCACCATCAATATTTACATCATTTTTTGCAGCAAAAGCTATACAATTCATTTCTCCGTGAATTTCATTATCCTTAGACCATTTATGATGATCTTCTCTATCAAATTTTTCTTTATCAAAAATTTCATCACAATTAAGAAGACCCGGGGGGGTTCCATTATAGCCAATAGATATAATTCTCTTATCCTTGACTACAACAGCTCCGACGTGATAAGAAACACAATGACTTTTCTCTGCTATAAGAAAAGCTGTCTTCATAAATACATCATGCATTTGACTCATGTTATTAATTTTTTATGATTCAGAAGGCCAAGCATTTCCATCTTCTCTGAATTTAAAGTTACTTAAAGCAGCTTCAAATGGTCGTTCTTCTTTGAGTTTAAACCAATATGAAGCTTCTTCTGGATGTTCATATGCTTTAAATTTTAAATTGTTTCGCCACCATCTCTTGATTATAACTTCTTTTATTTCTGGAGGATTCTCCAAAAGCTCAAGTTGTCTTTCTCCGATAATATAAATATTTCTGCAACGCCAATATGTCTCATAATATGTAGCGAATCGAGAAAGATTCTCATGAAATATTTGGGTTGCTTGAACATAGAAAATTCCTCCTTCAAGACGATATTTAACATCTTTAAGAGCAATTATATCACTCGTTGTAGAAGCCTTAAGTATCTTTTTTGATACCGAAAAGTTCCCTTTATATAAAGAAGCGAATGGAGATTCTCCTGAACCTGCAGCATTTCTAAGATCCCGACCTATTTGATTTTTAACTATCATTGTATTAATTTTTTAGCTTTGATTTCTTTTAGAGTTCCCCAATCCCGAAGTTTTGTTAATCTTGAACAAAATTCACGTATAGTTAAAATTGTTTCAGATTCTTTAGATTTGCCAAGAGAATGAGTTAATACTGCATTAGCAGAAGCTTCTAAAGCAGCTTTAAACTTTGTATTTTTATATAGTTCTGTATATGCGCGATCGAGAAGGTCCTGATATTCTTGAGAATCTCTTTTCATTGGAATTTCTCTCCAGTAAAGAGTTTGGGATTGTTTCCAATTTTTGTTTCTCCCTTTTTTCTTAGCAGCATATCCCACAAGAGTACAGACATATTCTTGCATCTCTTTAGATTCAAATTTAACCGACTGCAAAAATCCTTCCATTGAATTACACTTTATTCCATCAATCTCAAAAGGATGAGGAGCAAAATTACTCAATGCATTCGAAGGATAACTATTTCCGGAACCTATATCCATTATGCTAATTTTTTACTTCTTAATAAATCTCTTAAGAATAGATTTTTTCTATTTCCAAGAATTGTTTTAACCCATTCGTCGAGATATTCCGGAAAAATAATATTTAATTCTTCTGTTTTTAATTTTCCGATCCAAGATTGATTTTGAGTAGGCGTTGCATCTTTAACTGGCTTATACATCTTAACATCGAAAAGCCAATCTGAAAATTCTGGATAAGTTTCATAATCCCAAACCCTTTCATCAACAAGGAAACAAACTGCGGTAAGAGCATTATTTAAATCAGGTTCATGAAATATAGAATGATCAATACCAGTTGTCCATAAATCTTCATGAATTAAATCTAATGTTCCTAAAGGTTTATCAAGATCATCAAGAGTACTATTAGTTGTTCCGCCATTAAGAATTATCCACGTTTTATCATTATCCATAAATGATGTTAAATCTGGTGTTAAACCAAATCTTCGTACATATTCTAGTGCAGCATGTCCTGCCTGTATCGCTTGTTGAATGGGAGCTAGATTATGCGGGACAAAAAAATACATTCTAAATTTCATTTCTCTATCTAATTAATTTAAAATTTGTAGATAAGGAACACTACCCGGCAATGATTCCCATAATTCACGGGGTAATAAAAATTTTACTTTATCTATTGCTAAACCTAAACAAATTAAGTTATCGCATATTGCATGTATACCAGTCCACTGTTCATTATCTTTATTCTGACAAAAATTAAGAAATGACCATCCTTGTGATTCTCCAGAAGCCATGAAATTTGGATGACATTGGCTTAAAAGATCCTCAATATCTTTTTTATTTTTTTCAAGTCTTGCTGGATCAAAACCAACTTTCATCATTACCCCTTCAACCATTTTGGCATTTGATGTATCCTCTCCGTCATCATAAAGACATTCAATAAATAATTTTTCTACATTTGTTCCTGAAAGTTTCATTTTTCTATTTTTTGAATTATAACTAAACTTCTATTACATTCAAATATACAAAAAAATCCTGGGATAAAAAATCCCAGGATGTTAAATATCAGTTAAATTATTATTGATGGTTAAAAAGCATATTAACTTCAGCTGCATCGATTGCCTCATTGTATATTTTTATCTTGGATATTATTCCAGCATATTTATAAAGATCTAAATATCCAGATACCTTCCCTGCTCCCCCAAATGAAACATTAGTTGATACAAATGAGTCCATTGATGTAGTCTGAGAACCGACCAAGCTATTATCAAGATACATTTTTATTTCTGCACCATCATAAGTAATGACCAAGTGATGAGGCCCCCCTGTCCATGCAGTAGTGGTTTTATATTCAATCTGAGCAGTTTCTGATGTTCCGGTCATAGAATGAGTAAAACTTCTGTAAAATTTAATATCTCCTTTGGTCAAATTAATAAACATCTCGCTACCCGTTGAACTTACTGTAAGCATTCTTGCCATTGTCCTTTCTACACCAGGATTAAAGACATCTACATAATTATTCAATTTATCAATTGTATTGTACCAAAATGATACAGTAAATTTATTTTGATTATTAAAAATTGGAGCAATACTTGAGAAATCCGAAGATGCACTTAGTAAATCAAGTGCATACACTGGCATTATTCGTACTGGTTTTGCCGGTTCTGTAATTGTAATAGTTTGAGAAAATGGAAGATTTTTACTATCTGTAACTTCAAGTTCATACGTTCCAGCAGATAATTCTAAAAATTTTCCATCCGTAGTTGTAGTAGTTCCGAGATAATAATTATAGGGAGGCATTCCAGAGGTAACTGTTACTGCAATAGTTCCAGTTTTTTGACCATACACTAAGACATTAGTAAAAGAAACCGTAACAGCTAATGGTATAAGCGGTATCACTGCCGGAGCAATAACTATGATTTGCGGATCTGATATTGTACCTTTGCTATCCTGAGCAATTACTGTATATGTTCCAGCTATTAAATTACTGAATATATCAGATAACTGGTATTCATTAACCCCTAATTTATATTTAAGAGGAGGAACCCCAGAGGTGGGTAACATTTTAATTTTACCGTTTAATATAGCAGGTTTTCCATTCGGATCAGTATAAACGGAACAATCTGTAATAGTCACTTCAAAGGTAACTGGTATTTTTGTTGCAGAAGTTTCCGGAGTTTGAGCTTTCTGATCTGGGATCGGCGCTTCGGGTTTAGTACATGATAAAGCGAAGAAGATGATTAAGAATAAGAATGCAATTTTTTTCATTTTTTTACTTTTTAATTGTTTAGTTTTAATTTCTAATGCAAATATACTAATAATTTCCATAGTAAAAAAATTTTTCACAAAAAAAAGTCCAAATAATTAAATTATTTGGACTAGGGTTAAAAATCCTTAATATCTTTTAATATCTTATACTAATACGACGTTAACTGCATTTAATCCTTTTTTTCCTTCTACGAGGTCGAAAGAAACTTCGTCATTCTCCTGTAAGGTTGATTCCTTAATACCAGAGACATGAACAAAATATTCTTTTCCTGTTTCATCTTCTTTGATGAATCCAAAACCCTTAGTTTCGTTGAAGAATTTTACTTTTCCTGTTTTACTCATTTGATTTAATTTATTTAATTTATTTATAATAAAAGAATCCCGGATTTTCCGGGATTCTTAATATCCAGTTTAGATTTCGATACGGTTTATTGCATCGATAACCTCATTGATGTTCATTTCAAGCTTCGGGATTTTCTCATAAATATCCGCAGAATATCCGAAGAGACGGAAGACCTTGTTACCTGCCTTAGCCATTGTTGGGCCATAGCCTACAATGTTAATGAAGTAAACATAAGGAGTTCCAAACTTACCGGAATACTTCTTATAGGTTTCTTCGAAAGAGTCTGCTCCTTGTTCGTCAGTTATAATGAGAATCCTTTCGTATCCACCTCCGACTCTTTCGAGTTCAGGAAGAATGGATGCATAGTAAGTTCCGTGACCATTTTCTCCGATATGGCGAGCAAAGCTCTGCTTGAGAGTGTTGATAGAATCATTTGGATTCCATCCCTTGATTGCGGAACAACTTGATCCGAAATGGTAGACATCTCCGCCTGTACCCTTAGCAAAAGTTGCTGCAATAAGAGCTGCCTTATCAACTGGACGAGCATTGATAGCTACGTTTCCAATCTTCATTGAACCGCTCCATCCACCTTCCATAGAACCTGAAGTGTCGAAGACAACTGCAGTACGTCCTTCTGGGAGAAGAGCCTTAAGATTAGGAATAGACTTTTCGTATGCTTCGTCAAGAGCTGCTGAAATCTTCTGAAGGGAACGACCCTTGAATTCTACGAGCATTACTTCGAGAGCAAGGTCAATCTGGTGAGGCCATACGAGAGACTTACGGATAAAGTTTTCATCAACAAGAAGTTCACACGCCTTGTCAAGAAGTTCAGTATCAGTAGTCTTAAGAATATTTCTTACGTTACGAAGGAGTGCAAGGTAGCCAATCTTCTTAGTTTCAATAAGGTCCTTGTAGTTTTCAGTCTTAGCTTCGTTAAGTTCAACTTCTGCTTCTTCCTTAGTAATCTGACCGGCCTTAACCTTTTCAGCTACAACCTTTCCAGCTTCGGTGTTCTTATCTTCAACAGTATTAAACTGCTTAAGAATTCCAAGAACAAGTGCGTGAAGTGCAGGAATAGAAGTTCCTTCAGCTGTACGAGTTGGAATGCTTGCAAATTCTTCCTTGTAGTTTTTGTTCTTTGGATCAAACTTAGTTCCCTTAATAGCCTTCTGATATTCAACTTCAGTTACAGTAATAAAACCATTTTTCTTAGATGGAACTGGACGTACAAGGTTAACAATATCAACAAGGGATACTCCTCTATTTTTCATCTGATATTTTGCAAGTTCATAAGTATCAGCATGTTCAATAGCATCCCTGAATCCCTTTTTAATAGAGTTTGGAACTGATGCTTTAACCCCGTTCTTAGCAAAGTATGCAGCAAGAATTTCAGCCATATCATCAAGTCTCCAGATTATTCCACCACGCTCAGCCTTCTTATCTCTCTTGGAGAAAAACTTCTTAGCGAGTGGGTCACCCTGAAGATGAGTAATCATTTCAACTGCACCAAAGTGAGTTACACTTCTCTGACCAAAAATAGTACGAGCATAAATGAGAGCCTTAGCTGCAAAAAGCTTGTTAGCCTGAGCAACATTGCCAAGAACTTCTTTGAACCTCTTTTCACGTTCAGTTTCCTTTTCGTAAAAGTTATTACCCATTCCTGCGGCTAGAATTCCAATGAGTTCCGATTCTGGACGCTGGGTGTAACCCTGTCCACCCTGAAGAGTAGTAGTCTTTTCGACCCCGCTCTTCATGTCTGTAAGAGAAATTTCTCTCTTAGTGTTATACTTTGCCATAATTTGACCTCCTTTTTTACTATTAGTTTATACTAAAGAATTATATTTCTTGAAATTTTGTCATTTGAATCGGAATTAATCCCTCAAACATTATAGTATATTCATACCATGCGGGATTCATTCCTCGAATCTTTTCCGTAAGCTCTTTTGGTTTAAAAGCTTTCTTCCAAATTGGACTCTCACTAATATGAGAATTAATTTTTTCATCTTTAACCGGACTAATTACAATTTCTTTTGTCATTTTTTTAAGTTTAAGTTTACAAAAAAAGCCTGAGTCAACTTTCGTTCCTCAGGCTTTTGCATCTATGAAATTAAAAATTAAAAAGTGCAAAATATGTTGAGAAACTTGAAAAGAGTATTTTTCAATCCACGAAGTAACTCTATTCTTACTACAACTAAATTTATCTTTATTGATTTCTATAGAGCAAATATATGAATAAGTTCTATAGAAGATTCTTTGTTATTGTTAAATTATTGTTAAAAATTCAATTTATATATAAAAATGGTTTTTTAATAAAAAAGGACTTAACGACGAGATTTCTGATATTCATCGCCAATATAGATCTTAATATATTCTGGGATATATTGCCATAAATAAGCATTTATCCCTTCCCAACAATTATGATTTTTTAAAATTTTGGTTTTATCTTCGACTAATAAATTTTCCCAATATTTTACAACATCTACCGTATAATCTTTTTCCGACACAGCATTCAATTTTATTTTTGGAGTATTCGTTGAAGGAATCTCATATTTATATATTCAATAAAATTTGTAGTCCATGTGGGAGTCGAACCCACGATCCTGGGTTTAGAAGCCAGAGCTTTAGACCAAACTAAGCTAATGGACCAAAATGAGCATGGACGAAGTGTCCATGCTTCTGTCCATGCTAGGTTATTTTAACTTTTGTAATTCCCCTTCAAGTTTGTTATAATCCTCAATCATTTTATTGATTTGAGGTAAAAAGTTTTTAAGAGGATGTTCTTCTTCTGCATGATTGTGCTCCATCTGAGAAAAGGATTTGCCTCTCATTAATCCATATGCAGCATACATAAGTCTTAATTTTTCTCTGCTGGCTTGATGACTACATGCAGCCACCCAAGGTTCCATTGTTCTTTTTCCTTTTAACCTTACAGTTTTTCTCTGATTTCTTAAAAATTTCTGCCCTTCAGAAAGTTTTTTAATATCATTTTTAATAACACTGACCTTGATTTTTTCTATTGTTGTTTCTATTGTTGTTTCCATGATTATTTTTTATTTTAGTTATTTTTTAAATTTGTTAATCTGGATGAAAATATCCTTTTAGTATCCTAGTAAAAAATAATCATTTAAGGTGGGCGATTAATCTAGTGTTTCATAGTTTTACAATTTAGTTTAATTATTGAAGTTCAAATATACAAATTATTTTATTATCTCTGCGTTAAAGACCCGTTAAATTCGTAGAGTGCCAAAGGTAAGTGAGAACATAATTTTTGAGTTCTTTCAGAAGGTTCAACACAAACCGCAGTAATCTGATTGTCTAAATCAGGTTCGACAAAGACAGTATGATTAATATTGTAAATTTGAAACTTTTGAATAAATTTTTTGAGTGCTTGCTCATTCTCGACAGAGAGGAAAATAAGATAATTGGAATTTTTATTCCATTCCTGAGCAATAGTAGGATGTTGGTGTTGGAAATCAATTGCTGCATGAGCAGATTGAACGGCTTGAGCGCCTGGAGTTAAATCACGTCTTGTGATTACCATTAATTTCTGATTAAGCTATTTCATAATTTAAATAATTTTTATATATATCCAATAAAAAATTTCTGTTAAAATAATAAAATTATAGTAATTATTCCTATTATTCCTATCATTGACCAAAAACATGCTTTATAATTATATGTTCTATCTCTATTATAATAATTTTCACTATTATTAGACATCACATATTTTTTCTTATTTTAAAGTAAATGTAATTGGTACCATATACCATACTGGAACTGGTTTACCCCCTTGTTTTCCTGGTTTAAAATCTGGAAGTGTTTTCACCACTTTCAGAGCTTCAGCATCGAGTTCCGGAGAAACACCTTTAAAAATACTTACCTGATTGACATCACCCTTGGCGGTTACACAGAATCTAACAATAACCTTTCCTTGAATGTTGTTTTCTTTAGCAACCTCAGGATAGTTAATATGTTTGCTAATATATTTCAGAAGTGCAACATCGCCTCCTGGAAACATAGGCATCTCTTCAACAACCATAAAAACAGAATCTTGAAGAAGCTGAATAATTGGAATAGGAATAGGAATAGAATCTATTACAACAGAATCTATAGTAGTTTCATTAATCTTAGATGCATTCTTCTTTTGCTTGCATGAAGAAAAAGCAATCATAGTAAATAAAACCATTAATACTAAAAATAATCTTGTTAATTTCATATCAGTTGTTTTTAATTTTTTTATATATATCCAGAAAAAAGAAAAAAGAAAGGACTATAGCGGCTATTTTGACTATTAGTAGCAAGCTTTGATAGCCCTTTCTGAAAATTAATTATTCCTTAGTTTTAGAGGTTTTAGATATTTTAACTTTAGAACCTGCTCTCAATTTTTTGTAGTCTTCATGAATTGACTGAAGCCTATCATAAAGAGGAGTTCCTTCTACAGTTTTCAATAAACCTTCAAATCCACCAGACTTACCGAATAGATCCCCCAAGTTAACCCCGGTTTTCTGTTCTTTAAGATTCTTAGCTAGTATTTCAGCAAGATTAACATCATTACTTGCAATCATTGCTTCAATCAAACCTGGTTGAATTGCTGCCATATGAGCTTCAACTTCTTGAATTTGAATAGCTGAACGTTCTTTCTCATAAACAAGTTTAAGATCTTCCATTTGTTTTTCTCTTGCGAGTTTAGAAGCGACAATCATATCAACAACTTCCTGAAGATCATTTTCAGCAACAACTTTAGCAGCTTCTAAATCCTTTGTATTTTTAAATTTAACAGTAGCTATTTTGTTAGAGTTTGTTTCTTGTAGGAGTTCAACCTCAGTTTTCTTAGAATGAGTTTTTAAAGTTTCATCCAATTTCTGCCTAGTTATCTCCTCGGAAACTTTTGAAAATTCAAGATCCTTTGTAAGTTTCAGGATATTAAGATTTTGTTCTACAATATCATGTTGATTTCCAACAAGCATTTCTGATATTTCTTCGTCATTGATTGCAACATCAAGTACTTCAACATCGTAGATCTTCATTCCATTTTCAGCAAACGAACGTCCTGGTCTTGTCTTAGTCTCTTCGCCAATGGATTCTCCGAGAATAGTATCTCTAATTATATCAGCTGCTTTGTCGTTAAATTCCTGAACCGTGGTTTTCTTAGCAACGTTGCGAATTAAAGAACGCATGTGCTGAGTTAAAAGCTTAACGTAATCGGAAACATTGAACCATTTCTTAGCATCCCCTTCGAAATCAACCTTATAGGAAAGGCGAACATCAACTGGAATAAGGTCTTTTGTTTCAACAGTTACTATATCTGAAACGACATTGTTTTTTGTTTGAAGGTAAGCAGTCTTCATTAAAGTGTGATCTGTTTTTGGCTTACCTGTTGAAAGTTCAAGAATTTCCAAACTTTCATCATATTCAAGAGTAATAACTTTTGGTCCTTCAACAACTTTACGGTCTCCAGTTTTATTAACTACCTGAACAGCAAAGTTTGGCCAAATATTAAGAAGTACAGCACCATCATATTTTGTATCCAACTTAATGGCACGAGGTTCTGTAAATTCTGTTTTTCTTTCCATCTCATCATTCATGTATCCAGCAACAGCTGATGAATAAAGAGTTTCTTTCTTAACAGCTCCTCTTCCTTTTACAAGATGTTCTCCGAGATCCTCAAGATATTCACCGGATCCAGTTGTTTGAATTGATGAACGAAGTTTCTGATTATATTTAAGAGCTTCTGCATTACCAGGATACCAAAGGGCAACAGTATTATCATTCAAAACTCTTTTTACAATAACCTCTTTTCTTGGATCAGGAAGAAGCATTCTAGCCCCTTTAACCAAATTTACAGCTCCCCCGATCTTATCGAGAATGTAACGGCCTTCACCAGCAGGAACAGCTACTGCATAATGGATAGTTTCTGATCCATATTTAATAATAGCATGTTCTGCGCGAGGGAAGTAAATTTTTTGTTCGTTTCCGGTAATAAAAAGTT